AGTATGTCGAGAGCGTTATGGGGACCCGCTACGTGGTACCTTTTACATTGTATGGTTCTAAAGATTGACGATAACATCCAACGTCCTGTCTTGGAAGACTTGAAAAATATGATTTATGTGGTCATCTCGAATTTGCCCTGCCCGATGTGCAGTAACCATGCCATCGCCTATTTCAATTCGCACCAATACATGCGAATCTCTACACTTGAACAGTTACGGTTTTTTATTTATTCGTTTCACGAAGATGTCAACAAAAGACTCAAGAAAGGAACGACCTTATCTTACGCAGAACATGTCGTTTTTTATAAGCCTTTTAATCTTTCCATGGTCATCAAAAATGTCATCCATATTTACGAAAACATGAATAATACAAATGTCACCATGATGTTGTATAGCTTTCATCGAAAACGCATGGTCTATGACTTGGACCAATACTTTAGGAAACATGCCGCCTTGTACCGGGCATAACCCTTGTACCGGGCCTAACCCTTATAACGTTTGTAACAGTTCTCCATTTTTATAGACGGAACACTTGAACTTTTGTTCCGTGGGCCTACTGCACGCGACCCGATTGGACATGAGGTCATCGTAAAACAAGAGATTCGGCGCACTGGTTTGAATCAATAAATACCATGCCACACCCCATACAATACCTAGCACAGCTCCGAGCACGGTCCCCACGGGTGAAGTACATTGATACATGTTTCGAACAGTGGTATCGACCGCAAATAGACACAAGAGCACGATCAATAAAGGAACGTTGAGACTGTCTTTCAAAATCATGGGAATGGAAATGTAGGCAATGGTAAAAAGAAAAAGAGCACTGTTGAAAGAAGGATTGCTGTATAGCTGAAGGGGGAATTGAATAATCGTGCAATTGTGCTTCGAACTATCGTCTGACTTGTGTAGGGTGAGCTGAAACACATAGGTAATGAAGAATAAAATAATGACACCAAACAAATAAATCAATCCTTTTATGTTTGAATTGATGATAGAGATGAAGACGAAAATCAACACAATCAGAAAAGGAGAGATGGTTGACAAGAAGATAAACAAGGTCGGTAAAGTGGGCAAGACGGGTTCTTCAGGCTTTGGAACGGGGTTCTCCATGTTATAGTAAAAGGATATTAAAAAAGGTTCACAAGGCTACGTAATGGGCATTCCAAGTTACTTCTCTTATGTTATCAAACATCATAAGAAAATTATCAAGCGGATGCAGGGTATCCCGTGTCCTCTTTTATTGGTGGACGCAAATTCCCTTATTTATGACGTGATACACGAAGGCATGAATGTAGATACACGCGAAGGGAAGGGTGGTATCAAGGATAGAGTCTTTCAAAAGGTCTTGGCTCTCATTCAGAAAACCAAATCGTCCAAAACCTATGTTGCCTTTGATGGGGTGGTCCCCTATGCCAAAATGAAACAACAGAAACAGCGTCGTTACAAGTCTTACCTCACCAAGCAAATCCTCAACAAAAATGAATGGAATACCAACGCCATTACACCGGGCACTCCTTTTATGCGCGAGCTAGATGCCTACATGAAGCAGGCCTGTTTTGAACACCACATTCTCTTTAGTGGTTCAGACGAAGAGGGGGAAGGTGAACAGAAGATGTTTTCGTATCTGAGACAAAATCCACAACCCTGTTTCGTGTATGGTCTAGACGCAGACCTCATTATGCTCAGTCTTTTACATGGACATTTGTGTCCGATTCATTTGTATCGTGAAACCAAATATTTCAGTTATCTCAAAGACATTCAGTTGAATGTCGATTATGTCTTTGAGGTACAAGAGCTCGCTCTGCAAGTGAGCGAGTGTATCGGGATACGCGACGTGAAGAAAGCCGTGGTCAATTATTGTTTTTTATGTTTCTTTTGCGGAAATGATTTCTTGCCCCATTTCGCCTCTATCCAATTGCGAAACGAAGGACTTCCCGTCTTGATGGATATTTACAAAAGTATCGGCTCCAAAGAGCTGGTGAAAGACCGAGACATCCAATGAGACAATGTCAAGGAATTGTGGATTGCCTTGTCCAAGGTGGAAGTAGAACTCATCCAGAAAAACATTGAATGGAAACTCAAGCTCAAGGCCTTTGCAAATACACCTGAGGAGAGACTCAATCTGTATCCTCTGTATGACATTCCAGAGAAGCGTTTGCTTGTCGAGCCCGATGCGTATTATCCTTTTTTAGTGGGAACCGTATTGCCCTCTGACCTATGTAAAAATTACTTGAAAATGTTGGACTGGACCTTGGCCTATTATCATGGAGAGTGTAAGGATTATTACTATGGATATGAATTTCACATGGCTCCTCTCTTTGGATCGCTCGTTCATGATATTCCGTGTTTCAACGAACCCTTTGACTATGTCCCGTCGTCACCCCTCTCGGTCTACACGCAGCTACTGTATGTGATGCCTTATTCGGATTACGAGGCCTTTCTCCCGGCCGTCTATCGCGACCTTGTCAAAGAGTATCGTCAACTGACTCTATTGAATTTCCCTATTGAGACATCCTTTTGTAAGTTTTTTTGGGAGTGTCATGTCTCCTTTCCATGGGTTACTTTGGTAGAATTAAACAAACGAGTTATAAGTCTATAACTCTATAATTATTTTATCTTATAAGAGAAGGATGTATCTAACCTCTTCGTGCGACCAGGGTTCTCGTATTCTCTTTTATTCCAGTTTCTTTTTTTTGATTGCGTCTATCGTTTCGTATACCTTTCATGATGTCCTAAGTAGTCTTTTCTTTATGGTGCTTTTTATGACATCTATCAATCACTGGCGTTTTCCATGTTACGGGATGAGTCGTATTTTGGATATCGCTTGTTGTGTCTTACTCGCATTGTATATGTATCTTGTTTTTCTGTTACAGTATGGTCCTTTCCATGTTGTTTTCTTTGAAGCATGTCTCGTGGCAATTCTGTTTGTGTTTCTATTGGAGTGGATTCTCTATCTTGCGGACCACCCTTTTTGGATAGTCTTACATCTCATCATTCATACCTATGCCTCTTATTTTTTGATTGTTGGATTATATCTCTTATAGCATGGAGTTAGAAGAGTTCAGCGTAAGCGACTTGAAAAAAATAATCAAGGACATTGAAGAAATCAAGGCGTATATAGCATATCAACAAGAAAAAGAAGCACGCACCTATGCCAGATTGTTACAATCCCAGCCGGCGGCAAAACCGGTCTCGGTGAATGTCACTATCGACGACAAATTGTATACGTGTATCGGAGAGGTCTTATACAACGAATATGAGGAGATATGTGGAACGAAACGAAAGGATGAATGCGTCTTGTTTAACACCGAGTCTGAAGGTATGGACCCATATCCATAGAGGGAACATAGACCTTTAGATACGTGTCCGACAGGTCCCGGTGCATATAGACGAGGCACATTTCCTTGACGCGGAATCCGTATTTTCGCTCTAGAATGGTTCGATAAATGTTCAGTTGTAACGAGTAGTGACTCACGTTACAATCGTCCAACTCTTGCGCAGGCCCAAACCCGGTCTTGCCGTAATCATTCTTGTATTGGATTTCCTTGGCAAATTTCCAATCGAAAATGCTTAGCGTATTGTCTGCGTTCAGAAAGAGCATATCGATGGACCCACACAAGCCCAAGTCTTCGTCGTAGACACGCATCTCGGTGCGATAGGGTGTGAGATGGTCATGGTCTACGAGAAAACGCTGAAAGAATCCGTATTCAGGTTTGTCGCATTCGTAGACTTTCCCATTGTAGTAATCCTCAATGACCTGGTGCATCTGCGTTCCATAGGTCGACGCAATCCTTCCGTTGTCGTTCCATCCCTTGATAATCTCTTGTTTGGTTTGTCCAAAATATTTACTCTGTGGCCAGTCCGCGCGTGCCATCATCTTGTCGACGATAGCAGACGCGTTGAATTTCGGAAAGAAGTTTTTCACCCAAGTGGTGCAAGAAGTAAATCCTGACTTTCCTCGCACGGTATACTTGTGTCCTTCCTCTGTAAACTCGACATCACGGTCGCGCGGGTGAGGATTCAATTGGGCCAACATGGTTACCTTTCT